TTAAGTAAGGTAATTCCATTGTTATATCAATCTTAACTCCAGCAAGATAGTCAGGGTCGCTTTCAGTAAAGTATGTTAAAGGTGCGGTGTCTCCAATATCCCAAATAGCTTTAGGATAACGTAACTGTGCTACTATGTCTTGACCTACTAAAGTCATATCCGATAAAACCTCGGTTTCGTTTGTCTCTTCCATTAACATACGATCCATAAAATAAAGGCTAAAATTATAGGTAATATTTTTAGCGTTTATAGTAGCACCCGTTAAAGTGTAGAACATAGCAGGGTATGTTACCTCGCCATTACTTAATCGTTCCCACACATCTCCGAAGTAAACAAAGTTAATTTGTTCGTGGTCGTTTCCGAGTGTCGTTATTTGTTTTACTACTTGATTGAGTGTTAGGCTCATTCTTAATTTTTTCTAAATAAACACGCAGTTTATTTTGGTTTTTAATTGTTGTTACTTTACTCATATTAGCAATCGCTACACCCTTTGTCTCCTTGATATAATTCCTCGAAGCTTTTACCTGCGCAGCAGTCATAGTCGCCAAGCCAAATGCTCGTTGTATAAGCATCATTCTCAGGGTGTATTGCATCAATGCCACTACCAGGGTTTAAGTACTCAGGATAAAGTGTAGAATATTCTTTTAGGTATTTAATCATTCTTTGCTTGTAGAACTCAGCACGAGCCTTATATCTATTCGCTACGTCAATCATATCTTGCATAGACGGGTTCTCCGTATTCTCGCCACTCTTTCTTAACAAGCCTTTGTTGTAGAACTGATAAGACAATCCCATAGGCAACTCACTAAGTACATAATGCACCAAAGTATCTGCTATGTATTGGTCTAATAAGATTACCTCGTTTGCGTTCAAGTTGTTAGCCGTGATACCTGCTTGTAGTCGGTTGTATAAAGCACTACCAAGCGCAGGTAAGATGTACATATCTTGAGCCGTTTTAATCTCAGGCAATACAAGTTTTTCGTCCACGTTTGCGTGTAAGCCAGAGCGGTCTTTAATATTCTGTACGCTTATGAATAATGTGTTTAAACTCATTTCTTATTTTCTTTTAACTATGTTTGACTTCCACTCGTGTCTGCAACTTGGAGAATGTGTGTTTGTTCCTGGCTTAGTGTACCAACCGCCACGTCTATCCCATACGCTATAACCAAGCCTTGCACTCATTGACTCTATTTCGCTTCTGCTATAAAACTTGTTAGCGGTTACTAAGTATTTACAAAAAGGTCTGCTTGTATCTAAATCACTATCGTTAAAACCTGCTTTCCACTCGTAAGAATATCTAATTAATATCTCAGTAGTTTGAGGCTTTATAGCTTCTACAATTTTACTAATAGGTGCAGTAAGTTCCCTTTCAATAATTACATTACTATCAATCCCTTTGCCTTGCTTTACTTCGCTTGTCTTAATAAACCCCTTCTCGATTAATAGATCAATAACACGCTTAACCGCACCAATGTCTTCTTTTAAAGTGTCAGCAATTACCTCTGGAGTAATACGCTTATCCTTAACAATTAAGTCCAAGATATTAGATTGCAACTGCGATACATCTGCAAAGGTTTGGAAGTCCAAATCATCGCTATATCTTGTCTTGCTTTTAAACACTTCGTAAGCACTTCTATCTTCTCCGAACTCAAAGAAAACCTGAAAGTCAGCTTCGTTAAATTCTAATTCCTCAGCACCTAACCAAGTAGAAACTTCCTCGTCACTTAAAGCATATCCACCTTTAAGCATTGAACTTGCTTGTTCTCTTGTTATCTTGCCTCTATTAAAGTCCCTAATTATACGCTGCATATTTTGCCACTCACGTCCTTTCAATCCTTTAATATGCTCATTCACACTTAAAGGACTTGCTGCCATTGGTTGCTCAGTTTCTGAAGGCAATCCGTATTGTGTAGGGTCAATACCAAGCTTCTCTAATATCCATTCTTTTGGTGCTACTTGTAAAATAACATTCTCACTAAAGTCAATTCCAATAGGGTCAACTGGTTGAAGCACTAATTCCTCAGTAACCCCTGCATACTTACTAAGCATATTAAATACACCCTCAAGTTGCATTTGCTTATAGCGTACATAGGTGTTGTTAAATATCTCGTAACTATCTCTAAGTTGTTGTCTGTTTCCTAATTGACCAGGAACGGCAATACCGAATAAGTCAGGACTTGTAATTTGGTGTCCGCTAAAAATGTTAGTTTGTATTAACTCATCTACGCGCCCAAAGTCCTCTTTAGTTAAATCACTTGCACCCAAATCGTCAACAATAGGCTTACGGGTTAAATCGTTTACAAAAGCAAGTAGATACTTTTTGCCATCTGCACCCGTGTACATATTATCGAACTGTCTGCTAACAAGTCGCTTCTCTTCAGGACTTGGCTCTCCGTTTGGTAAAGTAATAAGTTTACTTGCAGAAAACCCTGTTTGAGCATTACCCAAAACGTGCTTACTAACTTCTACGTCACTTTCAATGTAATTTAAAGCACCGAAATAACCAGGTAGGCTATAAACATTCATTCCAGGTCTGTACTCTTTAACGTAAAGTATCTGCACTCCTTGTGGGTTAGCAGGGTTAAAGGCATTGTATATTTCAGCTTTCTCTTGGTTGCGTGTAGCTTTCCAATCGTCTTTATACCAGAACTGCGTGTTGTCTTTGTTGGTTCTAATCTTTGTATAATCACAATGCCACAACTCCGCAACTTGACCGCCCATTACACTCCAAATAACTTGGATATAAGCACCGCCAAATAGTTCTAAATCTAAAGCAACCTTTTTAGTTAGATCATTAAGAGTTTCCTCTCTATTAACCTTTTGAACAATCGCTTGTTCTCCTGCCCAACCATTGCCGACAATGTAGTTAACCTTACCACGAATGATTGCGTTGTGCTTGGCTGACTTGTTAAATAGGTCTAAAAGATACTGCGGATAGTCATTGTTTTGACCATACTGCATATACCCTTCGCCTTTTTTCTCTTTATATTCTGGTTGCTTTGCTTCCGCAAATGTCAATACTTGTATTTCCATTATTGTCTAATTGTGAATGTGCTTGTTGTTTCGTATTCTGTGAATGATATAGTTGTACCCTCAAGTTCCATAATGCCGCTTTCAAGAAGGTTTAAGCCTGTCGGGTTTAGGTTTGATGTACTTGCTTGTTCGTAGATTGTGTAGGTGTATTGCCCGTTTAAAGCCGTATTAAAGAAGCTATTTACTACGATAGTGAACTCGTTGTATCTTTCCTTGTATGCACTTATGTCTGTATTGTTCAGCCTTACAAATTTGATGTCCGTGTTTGTGCTTCTATTCTCAAATATGAATAGATAGTTAGGACTTGTTAAAAGCTGCTTCTCAGTCAAGGTAAGTATTATGTTTTGGGTTTGCCCCTTAATTAATCTTATCACAACTATAAATATAAACTATTGCGATTGTTTGCAAAATAAAAAACCCCCGCCTAATTAAAGACGAGGGCATCTATATACAAAACCAAAACAACCTAAGAACCTGCGGTGGTTAATTGACCTGCCACAGTTGAGTTCACTTCTGGAGCAAGGGCTGGCTCTGCACCTGTAAAGGTAAGAGTATAACCACTTCTGTCTCCGTCAGCCGTACCTGTACCTGCGTTACCGCCTGTAAGGTCTAAGCCTCTTGTTTTTCCTAAATACCAGTATTTGCCATTGTTATCTTTGGCAACTGCCACTAAAGTGTTTTGAGCCAACAACAAGATTTCGTTTCTTGTGTTCGCTTGTAATTTGTTTAATACGATAGTTAATTCTGGAGCATAAAAGATAGTACCATTCTGTACGTTTGCATTAACATTCTCAACTAATTGAGAAGTGCCTTTTACAAGTTCGTACTTAAAGAACTTTTTACCTGCTGCCTTAACAAGTGCGGTAATAACACCACTTGCTTCGGTAGTTGAGGTAACGTCTCCTTCTGCTATAAAATAAACCTCAGTAATTCCACCTAAACTGTCTTTACAATCTAAGGTATAATTTTGAGTTAAAGCGCAAGGCATATTGTTTAAATTTAATTAGTTTGAAAAAAGTGGGGGATATATTTCAATCCCCCTATAAATTATGCAAGGATAAACTTCACTACTTCGTCAGGGAAGGCAATGTTTACACCCATCTTAAACTGAGATACGAAACGTACTTGGTCAGCTTCTTTTGCGTAGAAGATTTCAAACTTTTCTTCTTCGTTTAATAAGTCAGTTCCTAAGAACATATTGCTTAAACGCATAGCATAAACCTTGTTAGTTCCGTTAAGACCTGCAACTGCAATAACTTTGATTGTAGTACCTGGTAATACAAATTCGCTATCAGCTTTTACATCAATTTGGTAATTGAAAGAACCGCTATTTTTAAGAGCAACAGTGTAAGTACGGAATAAATCTTGACCGCAGAAGATAGTCATATCGTCAGCAGCTACTACTTGTGCAGGGATTGCTTGGTAAACACCATCAAAGATAGAGATTACGTTAGCAGCAGTAATAGTAGATAAAGGCGCACCTGAGATAAAAGTTGAAGCGTTTGCAGCAACAACACCAGAAGCAGCGTTTATTAATTTTACAAGACCATCAAAGCGGTTAAGGTTAACATTAACACTTGAAGTGTCGCCAGTCCATAACGCAGTTTCTAATTGAGCAGCAATAGTTTTAGCTTTCTTTTCGCTATATTCTTGCTCAAAAGGAATAGAGTCATAATAAGAACCTGTTGGTAAAGCCTTTTGTAAATACTTTGCTTCAAGGTCTTTAGGACATAAAGCTTCGTTTACTTT